AACGTGCATACGCTTGGCTGAAATTGGGAGTTTGAACTTTCCCGTGGGAAAAGGCCGCAAACCGACGCCGAAGGCGATACTCGCAATGCGGGGCTCCCGCGTCCGCGGACCGCACAAACGCGGTGTCGATGTCGCCCCTGGAATTCCGCCGGCACCGGATTGGATGTGCGACATCGCGCGTGCCGAGTGGGACCGGATCGTCCCGATGCTCGAAGCCAGCAAGGTGATGAGCCCGCGACATCAGCAGACGCTTGCCGGCTACTGCGACTCGTTCGCTGATATGGTCCAGGCCGACGCCGAACTGCGGGCCAATGGCACGACGTTAATGGACGACAAGGGTAGGGTGAGTAATCACCCGGCATGGTTGCGGAAGCGCGACGCTCGGAATCAGATGCTCAAGTTCGCGTCCGAGTTTGGGCTGACCGCTTCGGCCCTCGCGAGGGTGTCGGCAGTTGAAGAACCCCCGAACAAAACAGACGACGACGCCAGAATGTTCGCCTGAGTCTCCAGGCGAAATCGCGGTGCGGTTCTTTGAGGAGAACCTGACGCACGCGAAAGGCGAATTGGGCGGCAAGCCGTTCCTCCTCGAGGAGTGGCAGAAGGCATACGTGCGGAAACTTTTCGGCACGCTGCGGCCCGACAAGACCCGCAAGTATCGCACTTCCCTGCTCGCCATCCCGCGCAAGAACGGGAAGTCGAGCCTGTGTGCCGGCATCGCGCTCAAACTCATGTTCGACGGCGAACCCGGTGCGGAAATCTACTCATGTGCCGCCGATCGCGACCAGGCCAGACTCGTGTTTGAGATGGCAAAAGTCTGCGTTGAAAACTCCCCAAAACTTCGCGGCAGACTCCGCGTCTTCCGAAACAGCATCGTGCGGGAGGACACGCACACCACGTACAAGGCGCTGTCAGCCGAGGCTTTCACAAAGCACGGACTCAACGCTCACGGCGTGATCTTTGACGAACTGCACGCCCAGCCGAACCGTGAACTGGTGGACGTGATGGCGACCAGCATGGGCGCGAGGCGGCAGCCGCTGTTGGTCTACATCACCACCGCGGGCTATGACCGCCGCAGCGTCTGCTGGGAAATCTGGAAGTACGCCGAGGCCGTCGCCAGCGGAGCCGTGAAAGACCCTTCGTTCCTGCCGGCAATCTACGCCGCCGCGATCAACGCCGACTGGAAGGACGAAAAGGTATGGGCGAAGGCCAACCCGAACCTAGGCGTTTCGGTGAAGCTCGACTTTCTGCGGACCGAGTGTCAGCGGGCGATTGAGTTGCCCGCCTACGAAAACACGTTCCGGCAGTTGTACCTCAACCAGTGGACGGAGCAGGACGTTCGGTGGCTGCGGAATGACCAGTGGGCATCCGGCAATTCGGCCTGCCCGGTGTCGCTCGCCGGCAGGGAGTGCTGGGCCGGGCTCGACCTGGCGACCACGTATGACACGACCGCCTTGGTGCTCGTGTTTCCGCTTGAGGAGGGCCGCTACTGGGTGCAGCCACACTTCTGGATTCCCGAGGAGAACATGCGTGACCGGGTGCGGCGTGACAAGGTGCCGTATGACGTGTGGGCGAAGCAGGGGCATCTGACGCTGACGCCGGGCAACGTCACCGACTTCGACAAAGTCCGTGCAGACATCAACGAAATCTCCAAGCGTTACGCCATCAAGCAGATCGCCATTGACCGCTGGAACGCGACTCAGCTGGCGAACCAACTGCAAGGGGACGGGCTTTCAGTGGTAGGTTTTGGACAGGGCTATGGAACCATCAGCCCGGCCGCAAAACAACTCGAGTCCGCTGTCGTTTCGGGAAAATTGCTGCACGGCGGGCATCCTGTTCTGGCGTGGCAGGCTGGCAACGTGGCGATTCAGCGGGACCACAACGGAAACATCAAGCCGAGCAAGGCCAAGAGCACCGAACGGATTGACGGAATCGTGGCGCTGGTCATGGCTATGGGCATCCACGTGTCGCAGGAAATCAAAGGCCCAGCCACAGAACCCTCCATCCTGCTCATATGATCGCTCCGAACTCACGCATCCTGTGGCTCCCCGGCGCTGACGAACGGCATTGGGATTTTGAGTCTGGCTCGTTTGGCGGTCGCGGTAACGCTGCCGGCGTGCGAATCGATCCTGAGACGGCGTTGCGTTCGACGGTCGTGCTGGCCTGTGTTCGCGTGCTGTCGTCGAGCGTGGCCGGGCTGCCCCTGCACCTCTACCGTCGGTTGCCGGATGGCGGCAAGGAACTCGCCCGCGAGAACCCGCTGTATCGCGTCCTGCACGACGCTCCGAACTCGTGGCAGACTTCCTACGAATGGCGTGAGCAGCTGATGCTCCACCTGCTGACGCACGGGCAGGCGTTCGTGGAAATCGGCGGGGCCGGGGAACAGACGCAACTGGTGGTGCTCCACCCATCGCGGATGAAGGTAGACCGCGTCGAGAATGGCCGGCTGCGGTACACGTATCGCGAGGCTTCGGGGCAAAGCACCGTCTACGCTCAAGACGCGATCATGATGCTTCGATGGCTGTCGGATGACGGCGTCAACGGCCTGGTGCCGGTTGAGTTGGCGAAGGACGCGATCGGGCTTTCGCGGGCGTGCGAAATCCACGGAGCGGCGTTCTTCGGCAATGGTGCCCGGCCTGGCGTCGTGCTGTCCACCGATCAGATGCTGTCGCCTGAAACGGCCGAGAACACCCGCAATCAGTGGGAGCGTGCCCACCGTGGCCCTGACCGGGCGCACCGGACTGCGGTCCTGCAAGGCGGGCTGAAGGTAAACGAACTCGGTGGCAACAACCAAGAGGCTCAGTTCCTCGAAGCCCGCCGATTTCAAGTCGAAGAGGTGTGCCGACTCTACGGCGTGCCGCCCCATCTAGTGGGCGACCTGTCGCGGTCGTCCTACTCAAACATTGAGCAGCAGTCGCTGGACTACCTGCAGAACGGCTTGATGCCGTGGCTGCGCCGCATCGAGTCTGCCATCAGTCGCGATCTGATTGCGGATGGCGACCTGTTCGCGGAGTTCGACACTCGCGGTGCGTTGCGGGCCGACGCTGCCGGCCGGGCGGCGTACTACTCGCAAATGGCAACTCTCGGAGTTCTGAGCGTCAACGACATCCGATCCGCTGAAAACATGAACCCCGTTGAGGGTGGTGACGAGCGGTTCGTGCAGCTGAACATGACCACGCTGACGAAGGCGGCGGCCCAGCCGGAGCCGGTGGTTGAGGAAGTCATCACTGTCGACGAGACGCCCGCGGAGGCGACGCCCGAACTCGCGGTCGAGGAAGGCCCGCAGATTGCGGACGTGTCGCTCAACGGGGCACAGGTTTCGAGCCTCTTGGAGATCGTGGCTCAATACAACGCCGGGCTCCTCAACGAGATGGGGGCAAAGGCAATCATCGCTGCGGCGTTCCCTGGCATCCCGCAGTCGACCGTCGACGCCATCATCGCTGGCACGAACTCGACTCCGGTCGTGATGCCTGATGGCGATCCGGTGCCCGAGCCCGTGGATCCCGCTCCCTTGCCGGTCGCGGAGGAAGCCGCCTCGCGTGCCGCCCCCGGCAGCGTCGCAGAGGGCGACTTCGTTTCGTGGGATTCTTCAGGCGGGCGTGCTCGCGGCCGGATCGATCACGTGATGGACTACGGCACGCTCGACATCCCCGGCACCGACTTCAAGATCGACGCGAGCGAGGAAGACCCGGCTGCACTTATCACGCTCTACGAAGAGGTGGCCGGCGGGTGGCGTGCGACCGAGACGCAAGTCGGGCACAAGGTGGCGACGCTCACGAAGATTGACCCGCTACCAGAGCCGCCCCCGGTTGAGGAAAAGGACTACGGCAAGCCCAGGCGTAAGGGGCGACGCCGTGGCAGCTAAGTACGACCACATCGACTTCACGCCCCCGGCTGGCGTGCGGTCGGAGGCACAGAAAGGGCTTGATTGGCGAAGCGAGTACGGCCGAGGCGGCACGGCAGTCGGCGTGGCCCGCGCTCGCGATCTGAGCAACGGAGTGAATATCTCGCCCGACACGGCGAAGCGGATGGCGAGCTACTTCGCCCGGCACGAGGTGGACAAGCAAGGCGAAGGCTGGAGCCCAGGCGAAGACGGGTTTCCGAGTAACGGTCGTATAGCCTGGGCGCTATGGGGCTCAGATCCCGGCTGGGCTTGGAGTCGCAAACTGGTTGAACAAATGAACGCCGCAGACGAGGAGGGCAGGAGCATCATGGGAAACATCGAACGCAGGGCGCTGGCGATTGACGAGGTGGAGTCGGCGGTGCCGCTCCTGGCGGTTGAGAGCCGCAGTGAAGACGGCACCGATCGCCAGTGGATCGTCGGCTATGCGGCGAAGTTCGGCGTCAACTCGCTGGAGTTGGAAGGCCAATTCGTTGAGCGGCTCGACCCCGGCGCCTTCGGCATCGTCGCGGAGCGTCGTGGCCGCAAGCGTCCGCTGGAGACGCGGGCGTTGTGGAACCATGACCCGAACTATCCGCTTGCCCGGTTCCCCGGCACGCTACGGATGAACGTAGACGAAGTCGGACTGCGGTACGAGTTCCCCGTGCCCGACACGTCCTACGGTCGCGATCTCGCCGCCAACATTGCGGCTGGGATTGTGCGCGGATCGAGCTTCAGCTTTCAGGTGGCCCCCGGTGGTGAAGCCTGGAGCGTCGAGGACGGCCGCAGCATCCGCACCGTCACGAAGATCGACTCGCTGATTGACGTGGGTCCGGTGACGTTCCCTGCGTATCCAGATGCTGATGTAACGGTTGCGAGGCGGTCGTTCGACGCCTTCCGTGTTTCGCAATTCGCGAACAGCGAACGTGCCATTGCCGCAGCCAAGAAGGCCGCATCACTCCGCGAGTATCTCCGCACGCATGGCCGCTAGTGGCGATTCCTGCCCGCGTTGTCGAGATGGCCGCCTGGCGGTGGCGTCGTCGCAGCGGTCTGGCGAATACCAGACTCGCTATCTGCGGTGCTGCCGGTGTGGCAACACCGACAAGCAGATCATTCACGGCACCGTGATCAGGCGGAAGTCTTTTACTGTGGACCGTGCGTAACTGCATGGTTTCCATGTGCGCCCCGTAGTTTTGGGTTAGACGGCGACTGACGCCGCAGCCCGAACACAGGAGCCCACACCGTGGACAAGATCAAGGCACTGCTCGACGAACTGGCCGCTGTTGTCGCTGAAATGTCCGCGATGACTGAGGACGCCCCCG